GAACCACGCATTGCGTGAGTTACCAGACGCAATACTTCATGTACATGACGAAATCGTACTCGAAGTCGAAGACCCCGAAACAGCTATGCTTGAATTGGAGCGTGTGATGTGCACGCCTCCCGCTTGGTGCCCTGATCTTCCGTTGGGCGTTGAAGCGCAGATTATGACCAGATACGGTAAGTAAAAAAAAGACCACCGGCAAGGGTGGTCTAACAAGGAGTATTACATGAACTTTTTTGAGTATATAACAAACTTAGCCCCTGAGGGCGAAACCGTACTTTTTGTGCGTCAAAAGCCACAGTTAAAGAATGGCGAGTACCAGTTTCACGCCGATGGTGCGATCAAGTGCACTTGGCCGGCTTACTTGCCCGAAAAATACAACGGTCAAGGTGCGTGGTACGCCAATACGGCTATGTTTATCGTGAGCCGTTTTAAAGACGGCCGCCCCTCGGCGTCCATCGCCAATTGCGAGCGTGTCGGCTTCCTAGTCTTAGACGATGTCGGCACCAAGTCCAAGCTGCCCCCGATCGAGCCCACTTGGAAGATCGAAACCTCTCCCGACAACTACCAGTGGGGCTACACTTTTGCATTAGACGATCATCCGACCGTTGACGAATTCACCGCCGCCATCAAAGCGATTGCAGAGGCCGGCTACACCGATCCAGGGGCTACGAACGCTGTGCGTAATTTTCGGCTCCCCGAGTCAGTCAACCTAAAACCTGGGCGTGAGAGCTTCGCCGCACGCTTAACCGAGTTTCACCCCAAGCGCGAGTTTAGTCTCCCCCAGATATGCGAGGCGCTAGGCGTCACCCCCGCCCCGATCGAGAACGCGCGCTTCACACCCATTCGTGTAGCAGACGATGGTCAGGACGATGTCGTGATCTGGCTAAGCTCAAACAGTCTGGTGCTATCACGCCCCAACCCCGAGGGCTGGATGGGGGTAGTCTGCCCCAACAGTGCCGAGCATACCGATGGCAACCCCGAGGGGCGTTATAACCCCTCGATGCGCGCCTACTGCTGTTTGCACTCGCATTGCTTAGACTTAGATTCGCACACCTTTTTAGAGTGGGTAGGCGACCAAGGCGGCCCACAACACGCCCCAGGACTTAGGGATGAATTGCTCGCCTCCATGATGACGGGCGCGCTATCCCGATTGCAACCTACCGAGGCGTTCCCCGACCGTGCTACCGAAATTATTAAAGAGGTCGAGCGTAAGCAACTCGGGCGGGTTGAAAAAGCGGAATGGTTTACCCGTTTTGCGTATGTTCAGGACGATGACGCGTACTTCGATATGCAAGAGCGCAACGAAGTGTCGCGTATATCTTTTAACGCGTTGTTCCGCCATATTGACTGCAAGAGTGTGCATAACCTTAAGCGGCGGGTAGAAGCTTCGGTGTCATACGATGAGAATCGGCAAGATAACGGCGCGCCCGCCTTGAACGGCATCACTTATGCTGCGGGTGAGGGTGTGCTAGTGTCCCGAGGCGGGCGGGTGTTTGGTAACCGTTGGCGTGATCTGCGCCCCCCTGTTGTCTCGGGCGATGTTACCCCTTGGATTAGCCATTGCGTACGCCTTGTGCCCGACCAAGCCGAGCGCGAACATATTCTTAATGTTATGGCGTTCAAATTGCAGTACCCCAAGGCCAAAATTAATCACGCTATCCTGCATGGCGGGCACCAAGGCTCGGGCAAGGACACCATGTGGGCACCGTTTTTCTGGGGCATACGCGGGGACTCAAAAGAAAATGTCAAGCTTATGAGCGCGCAGCAGTTAAATAGCCAATTCCAATATCAGCTAGAAACCGAAGTCTTGGTGCTTAACGAATTGCGTGAGCCCGATGCCCGAGAGCGGCGCGCGTTAGCCAATGCACTTAAACCCATCATTGCCGCCCCGCCAGATTTGATTTCAATTAACCGTAAGGGCTTGAAGCCCTACGAAATGCTTAACCGAATCTTTGTCATGGCGTTCTCTAATGACCAAGTTTCCATTACCCTAGACTCGGATGACCGCCGCTGGTTCTGCGTATGGTCTACCGCCCCTAAAATGAGCGAGGCAGAGAGCGCGCGCTTGTGGGCATGGTATAACGCTGGCGGGCTGTCTGCGTGTGCTGCGTGGCTGTATGCACGGGATGTGAGCGCGTTTAACCCCTCGGCTGCGCCCATGTTGACCGATTACAAACGCTCGATGATTGAACAGGGCATGAGTAGCGCGGAAAGCTTTCTTTACGAGCAATTGACCGAGCGTAAGGGCGAATTTGCTCGTGGTGTGGTTGCCGCGCCCTTCCAGGCACTCTGTGGGCGGTTAAGTAATCAGGGCGTACGCATACCCCCGCCCGCGCTAGTACACGCGCTAGCGGAGGCGAAATGGGTAGATTGTGGGCGGGTTATGACGCGCGAATATACAACCAAGAAACAAATATACGCCGCGCCTGAAATGGCTAAAAAGTACAATAAGGCGGAACTCAGGCGGTTGGTAGAAGAATTGCCCGCTACTTCTCCGCCCTTACAAATAGTTAAGAAATAAAAAAGCCCCGCAAGGGGCTTATTTTTTAGAGGTCAAAGGTTAGGATCATCAAGAGGACTACTGCCGCTATTATCAGGGACGCCATGCGCTCAGTACCTCCCCGAATAGCGGGTGTACATTGTCCCAATAAGCACCTATGTCTTTAGGGTACAGTGGGCGCAGCGTGCGGCTTTCGTCCATGCTACGGGCGTATACATAGCCCGATTTCTGATCGTATGAATCTACCGTGTAGGCGCGATTCTTTACATGGACGATGTCCCCGTGCTGAACTGGCGCGCCAGTGGAGTATTTAATAGGCATAGTGTTCCCCTAGATGTTCAAGTTCGGTTAGTTCAATTTCTTTCAAATCAAAGTCTGATAATTGGGCATCGTAAAATTGCTTTTCTGCTGATTCATCGTTCGCCGCGATAACTTCAATCGTGACTTTAACAAAGCCGGTTATTTTATAAAGCTGTGGTTTGTTCATACTGTCACCTCAAGCTGTAATTTTAAAACCGCCATTGCCTCGGCGAATGTATCCCAACAATTGTCCCCGTTATCATCATCAAGGTATTCATCCTCAAACAGAACCATGAACCCGTTTGATGTTTCCAGTACATCAACGCATAAAACGGTAGTGCCGCCCGTCATTTCGTTTACTCTCATGCTGTCACCTCTTGAATAGAAATACAGTTTTGCTCGTAGAATTCGTCCAGATCAAAGCAAACATCAGAAAAGCCCTCGCACGCTAACTCGTACGCATCATCGTCATTAGTTGCTTGCACTGTGATGGTTTTGGTAATAATTGCTTGAATTGTTATGTCGTAAGTTTTCATGTTAATCACCTTTGATGATGCTGTAATCCCGATACGGGGTGTTTAATTGATATTCAACAATTGAGATATCGTCTTTTTGATACCATTCGGCCTCTAAGTTATATTGATGCATGTGGCGCAGCAAGCCGATCATTAACGCGGCGCGCGCGTCTTGTTCAGTTTTGCCGTACGCCTCAAAAGAAAAGTTTCTGGATTCGTAGTTAGCGCGATAGATTTTCATCGTGCGCCCCTTAGAATTGAACATAAACAACATTACCCGAGTCCGTCACGCCCGCGACTTGGGTTTCATCGTGCAAGTACTCAAGTACATTTTGTAATGTGTTTTCCTCAGAAACGCATATTTCTAAGTTGTACGCCATAGCAATATCCTCGGGCGTTTGTTCGCACCACTCGCAACAAAGCGCGACTACATCAAATTCGACTTGCTCGCCCGTGCTTTGCTCGTATTCTTCGATATAGTCAAAGATTAACTCTAAGCCCTCATAGCTGAATTGTTCGCCGCGCCCGTACCGTTTGAACGCGTCACGGAAATCATATAAGTTGATAGTTTGAATCATGCTCAATACCCCTTGATTTTTACGCCAGTCTATTCGCGGCGGTTAGTTTGTCGGCTTGCTCTACTGTTAATCCGTAATAGTCGGGCGTTACATCAAACCGCCCGCATTCGCTTGTATACGCGCAAACGATTTCTACATCGTTGATTACATACGCCCAAACCGCGCGGCCTTCGATGTCTGTTGTTTGTATCAATTCCATAATTAACCCCTTGCCGGATAATATTGGCGCGCTGTTACACAATCGCCCATTAAGTCAGTTACCTCACAACGGGCGAATTCGGTATTGTCCCCGACAATGTCCCAATGTGCGCCGCGTTGTTCATGCGCGTCAATCCATGCGTTAAACGCGGCCTCTTCGTGATCCTCTAAGCCGCTATAGTCACCATTAATTAACGCGCTCGCAAAGTGTGAGCCTATTGTGTAATCCATGTTATCGAATTTCATTTTATTGTTCCTAAAGAATATTTGATTTTTACGCCAGTCATCGTGCTAATTCAGTCACGAACATATCCATTAGATAAAGCGTCATGACAATTAAAAAGGCGTAACAAAAAAGGTCTAATAGTTTGCGTTTCATGCTTGCAATGCCTCGATAGCAGATTGAAGAGAGTCGAAAGACATATCGCCGTTAGTCACGCCGTCTGCGTTGACGGTGAATCTGTAGCCGTCCTCGCTTGTAATTGAGGTAACATCATGGCACTGCAAAAAAAGGTCTAGCGCGTCAAACAACAAATTACTGTCTACATCACCGAATACGGCATTGCTTTCGGGCGCATCGTAAATCATGTTATCGTCATGCAAGTAGTATGCTGCGGCGTTAGTGTGTAAGATAATCATTTGCGACTCCAGGTAGATTGAATTAGATACAACAATTACAGTGTAACAGATTGTTTTACAGTTGCAAAACAATTATTTGTATCAGTGTAAAGAAATCTATTGCAGAAAGCTATCGTGACAGTCATTGTGAGAGTCATGCTGCGACTTCCGGCAAAGCCGCGCCAATGCTCAGTTTGCGGTAGCTTTTAGTTATGTAGTCATGTAAGTATTAAAATTGATAGATTCATAATACTAAATAATGCTTAGTGTGTATACGGTAAAAATAGCACCGCACGCCGTTTCGGGATCAATTTAAAACCATGACTACAATAGCTGTCATGACTTTCAAGGGATTCTTAGTACGGTGCTAACTGGCGTAAAAACCAAGTTTAGTTTAGGAATAATGCTCACTAAGTCTTAGGGTTTTATGTTGGTTTGGCTGTCAGTTTAAAACCATAGCTGTCATAGCTTTCAAGCGTAACTTAGTAAAGTAATCCTTTAACTATCATAGCTGTCAAGGATTACTTAACCAGGTTACACTAAGGATTACACAGCCAAGTTACACTAAGAAATCGTTAGCCCAGGTAGCAGAAGGCAAAAAGCTAAAAATATTTGAGAGGGGGGGGGTAGGGCCCTGGCCGACAGGTCATAGTCTACGCAGGGTCTGCTAACAATTTTTTTTTTATTTGCAAAACGGGAAACCGGTCTATATACTGACAACCATGTTCGAATCCTTCCCGCTCTCCATCCGGCAAATCAAAGCCACAGAGTCGCGCTTAAAGGCGATCTACGACGCCGCTAAGTTAGGACTCTCGGGCGACTCGTTGGCGCTTGCCGCTGGCATGTTACCGGCCGAGTATCGGATACTGTGTCAGGTTGATCCTGTGGCCGAGCACGCGGCGGTTAAGGGCAAAGCGGATGGCGAGCGCGAGATGTCGATGGTGCTGCATGAGGCCGCACGCAACGGCGACGCTAAGGCCGCACTTGAAATCTTAAAGCACAAGCACGATTGGGTCGCCAAGCAACAGATCAATGTAGATGTTGAACAGCGCATTAGCGTCATTGCCGCGCTTGAACAGGGCGAGAAGCGTGTGATAGACATTACGCACTTACAGGACGACACACTTGCAGACAACAATATACTCAGCGCAAGACGAACAAGAGTTAATGGCGAGGCTGTGGTCGCCCGCGATCAGAGATAACCCGCTAGCGTTTGTTGCGTTAGTATTCCCGTGGGGCGTGAAAGGCACGCCTCTGGAGCATTTCTCGGGGCCACGCAAATGGCAACGGGTGGTGCTCCAGCAGATCGGCGACCACATCAAAAGCAATCAGGGCAGGGTAGACTTTGACACGCTACGCCAATCGGTGAGCTCGGGGCGCGGTATTGGCAAGTCGGCACTTGTTAGTTGGATCACGATCTGGATGCTGTCCACCAGGATCGGCTCGACCACCATCATATCGGCCAACTCTGAGAGTCAGCTTAGGTCAGTCACTTGGGCTGAGATTACTAAATGGTTGGCGATGGCGATTAACAGCCATTGGTTTGAGGTGAGCGCCACCCGCCTCATGCCCGCTAAGTGGTTGACCGAACTGGTCGAGCGCGACTTAAAGAAAGGCACACGCTACTGGTCGGTAGAAGGCAGGCTCTGGTCAAGCGAGAATCCTGATGCGTACGCGGGTGTGCACAACTACGACGGCGTGATGGTGATCTTTGACGAAGCGTCAGGTATTGACGACGCCATCTGGGCGGTGACCTCTGGGTTCTTTACCGAGAACACACCGAACCGTTTCTGGTTGGCGTTCTCTAACCCGAGGCGCAACTCTGGCTACTTCTATGAGTGCTTTCACGCCAAGCGTGAGTTCTGGCGCACACAAGTCGTGGACGCCCGCACAGTTGAAGGCACGGACAAAGCGGTCTATCAGCAGATTATTGACGAATACGGGCCGGATTCAAGTCAGGCGCACGTAGAAGTGTATGGCGAGTTTCCGAACGCGAGCGATGATCAGTTCATCTCGGCGCAAACGGTGGATGACGCCATGAAGCGCCCCCGCTATAAGGATCAGTCAGCACCCATTGTGTTGGGTGTAGACCCCGCACGGTTCGGGGCGGACGCGACCGTCATCGCGGTCAGGCAAGGGCGCGACATTATTGACATCAAGCGCTATCGGGGTGACGACACGATGACGGTCGTCGGCCATATTATTGAGGCGATCGAGGAATATTCACCCGCGATGGTCGTGATTGACGAGGGTGGCGTGGGCGGAGGGGTCGTGGACCGCTTAAAAGAGCAGCGCTACAAGATTCGGGGCGTGAACTTTGGTAATAAGTCTAAGAATCCGCTCATGTACGGCAACAAACGGGCTGAAATGTGGGGGTCAATGCGTGAATGGCTGAAGTCCGCCTCTATTCCCAGTGACCGAATGCTCAAAAGTGACCTTATTTCGCCCATGATGAAGCCGGACTCCAAGGGTACGATCTTTTTAGAGAGTAAGAAGGACATGCGCTCCCGTGGGCTTGCGTCACCGGACGCAGCAGATGCAATATGTGTCACGTTTGCTTTTCCGATGGCGCATCGTGAAACTGTTGACAAGACCCCACGCAGGGGGTATTCTGCGGGCGGAGTACTAACGTCATGGATGGGCGCGTAGATGGCGAAGAAAGGCGTATCGTTGTCAGTGGGACGGGGCGAAAAACTATCTGTTAAAGAAGGCGCTGGACTGACCGCTAAAGGTCGAGAGAAATACAACGCCGCTACAGGTAGTAACTTAAAAGCCCCCGCACCCAACCCTAAAACTAAAGCCGACGCTGGCCGCAAGGCGTCATTTTGTGCCCGCATGGGCGGCGTAGTGGCTAACGCTAAGGGCAATGCGCCTAGAGCTAAAGCTGCGCTAAAAAGGTGGAATTGCAAATGAGCAAACCAGGTCTTTATAGCAATATTCACGCAAAACGTGAGCGTATTAAAGAGGGTTCAGGCGAAAAGATGCGTAAAGCGGGCTCCGCTGGTGCACCAACCGCTAAAGACTTTAAGCAGTCGGCCAAGACTGCAAAGAAGAAATGATATGCCACTCAAAAAATCTGCCTCTCCTGCCGCCTTTAGAGCTAATGTAAAAGCTGAAGTTAAGGCTGGCAAACCTATCAAGCAAGCGGTGGCCATAGCCTACGCTGTCAAACGTGAAGCGACAAAAAAGAAATGATTAAACCCTTGCAAGACATGATTGTGGTCAAACCCGATCCGGCTAAAAAGCACGATTTTCTGGTGTTGCCTGACGAAGATGTGCATACCGGTGTGGTGGTGTCGGCAGGACCAGGCAAGAAGTTGCCCAACGGTAATATTCGCCGTATGCTTGTAAATGCTGGTGATCATGTAATGTATAGCGGTACAATTGATTTAAAGCATGGCGATTATTTGCTCATGCGAGATAAAGACGTTATTGGGCTTGTATGAAAAAAGACAATCAAGACCTTCTCTCGACCGCACGCAATCGGTTAAAAATGGCCATTGCGGCTTTTTCTGAGAGCCGTGAGGATGAGCTAGACGATCTTCGATTTTTTGCTGCAAGTCCGGACAACCAATATCAGTGGCCCGCCGACGTCCTCCAGACCCGCGGTGCGGTGCAAGGTCAGACCATCAACGCACGTCCCTGCCTGACAATCAACAAGCTCCCACAGCACGTACGTGAAATTACCAACGATCAGCGACAGAACCGCCCAAGTGGCAAGGTCATCCCAGTCGATGACAAAGCTGACGTTGAAGTAGCAGAAATTTTCAACGGTATGGTGCGCCATATCGAATATCTGTCAGACGCCGATGTGGCGTACGACACCGCCTGCGAAAACCAAGTTGCTTATGGTGAGGGTTACATTCGCTTACTAACGGAGTATTGCGATGATGACAGCTTTAACCAAGATATTAAGATCGGTCGGATCCGCAATTCGTTCTCTGTTTACATGGACCCAACCATCCAAGACCCCTGCGGTGCGGACGCGAACTGGTGCTTCATCTGCGAAGACATCACCAAAGAAGAGTACGAGCGCCAGTTCCCCGACGCGCAGCCGCACTCCTCGCTCCAGCAGCAAGGGGTCGGTGACCAATCCCTCTCCGCGTGGATCAACGAAGACACGGTCCGTATCGCGGAGTATTTCTACATCAAGCACGAAAAAGCCACGCTAAATCTGTACTACGGTAACGTCACAGCGTTTGCGGGCTCGGCAGAAGATGCTGAGATGGCAATGCGCGGCATGAAGCCGATTCGCTCGCGTATGGTGGACATCAAGAAGGTTAAGTGGTGCAAAATCAACGGTTTTGAAGTGCTTGAAGAGCAAGATTGGGCAGGCGCTTGGATTCCCGTTGTGCGCGTCATTGGTAACGAATTTGAGATTGACGGTCGTCTATACCTGTCAGGCATCGTGCGTAACGCCAAAGATGCACAGCGTATGTACAACTATTGGGTGAGCCAAGAAGCAGAAATGCTCGCCTTGGCGCCAAAAGCACCGTTTATCGGCTACGGCGGTCAGTTTGAAGGTTATGAAATGCAGTGGAAAACTGCAAACACGACCAACTGGCCGTATTTGGAGGTCAATCCAGACGTCACAGACGGCCAAGGCGGGGTTTTGCCACTGCCTCAACGTGCGCTACCTCCGATGGCTCAAACGGGGCTTATACAGGCCAAAATGGGCGCGTCTGACGACATTAAAGCGACCACTGGTCAATATGACTCAAGCTTGGGGCAAGTGTCTAACGAGCGCTCGGGCAAAGCCATCTTGGCACGCGAGCGTCAGACAGACCGCGGAACCTACCACTACGTTGACAACTACGCACGGGCTGTGCGCTACATTACGCGTCAGATTGTCGACCTGATACCTAAAATCTATGACACTGAGCGCATCGCGCGCATCATTGGTGAAGACGGCGAAGTAAACACCGTTAAGATCAACCCGATGCAGCAAGAGCCGGTCAAAAAGATTGTCGACCAAGCAGGGATCGTTATAGAGAAAATCTATAACCCAGGCGTTGGTAAGTATGACGTGATGGTAACCACTGGTCCGAGCTACATGACCAAGCGTCAGGAAGCACTGGAAGCAATGGCTCAATTGTTGCAAGGCAACCCACAGCTTTGGGCAGTGGCCGGTGACTTGTTTATTAAGAACATGGATTGGCCTGGCGCACAAGAGATGGCCAAGCGGTTTGCCAAAACCATTGATCCTAAGCTCATGGAAGACGGCGACAAAGACCCCGCCCTCCAAGCTGCCGAGCAACAAATGCAAGGTATGGCTCAAGAAATGGAGCAAATGCACCAAATGCTTCAGAACGTGTCTAAGTCGATGGAAGCGCAAGACTTGGAGCGCAAGAACTACGAAGCGCAGATTAAAGCGTTTGACGCTGAAACTAAGCGTATTTCTGCGGTTCAAGCCGGCATGACTTTTGAACAGATTCAGGACATTGTGCAAGGCACCATTGCGGCGGCTTTGGACACAGGGGATTTGATCGGCGGTGCGCCAGAGCGTCAATCGTTTGAAATGCCGATGGAACAACCCATGATGCCGCCGCCAGAACAAATGCAGCAAATGCCCCCGCCAGAACAAATGCCCCCAATGGAGCCACAACAATGAAATGCGCTGAATTTATCGGGATGATGTTTTTAGCACGCGATGTTACGCACAGTGTGCATCTGAACACGCGTTCGTACGCTAAACACAAGGCGCTACAAAAGTTCTACGAGAACATTATTGATCTAGCTGACGGTTTTGCTGAAGCCTATCAAGGCAGACATGGTTTAATTGGCCCGATCGGGCTACAATCTGCTAAGAAAACAACTAACGTCGTTGAATTTCTTGAAAATCAACTTGAAGAAATTGAAAAATGTCGGTACGAAGTGTGTGAGAAAACTGACACGCCGCTTCAAAATCTGATTGACGGAATTGTTGAGCTTTACCTTTCTACTCTTTACAAATTACGTTTCCTATCTTAAGGAAAAAATATGGAAATGCTTCGCCCTTTGGCAGATGCCGAATACCCTGCCGATTCAGACACAACTAGCGGCACCGCTGTAACGCTAGGTCCTTGGGGCCCTGGCCCGCAAGGTGTTGTTGTTTGGTGTACTCAAGACGCGTACATTGCTGTTGGTGTCGGCGTAACCGCCACATCAGCCAGCACCCCAATCCCCGCTTATACGCCTATTCCGTTCTACGCGCCCCAAACAGGCACTAACGAACCTTGGCGCGTAAGTGCTTTACAGGTATCGACTGGTGGGACAGTGTACGCCAAGCCGATTAATATTCGATGAGCTGGGGCGTCGGTCTTCGTACTGGCGTAGCCGTCGGGCTTGGCAGTATTGTTTCTTTCTTTTCGGGCTACGGTCGCGATCAAGAATTTGACAACCTGATCACTGAATCAGGCGATAATTTAATACAAGAAGATGGATCATTTATTTTAGTTTAAGGAAATATCATGGCTGACGTAAAAATCTCAGGCTTGCCAGCCGCGACTACACCGGTAGCGGGAACGGAAGTCCTGCCGATCGTTCAGTCAGGCGCCACAAAAAAAGTTGCTATTTCCAACTTAACTTCTGGCCGACCAATTGCCTCAACTGGCTATCAGCTTGAATCTGGCGGCATTACTACCGAAGCAACAACGGCTCGCACACTATCGGCTACCGATAACGGTAAGATCATTTACTGTACTAGCGGATCGGCAACAACAATCACTTGTGCGGCAGGATTAGGTGCAGGATTTAGTTGCACAATCATTCAAGGCGGTGCGGGTAAGGTAACGGTAGCGGCTGGCGGTCAGACACTTGTATCGTATTCAAGTCTATTTAGTACAATGGGACAAAATGCGGTAATTAGTGCAATTTGCCCTGTTGCTAATACATTTTTGCTCGCAGGAAACTTAGGAGTTTGAT